TCCCTGATGTCTTCGGGTAACGACTCGCGCCACGTTCCACCACTGGTCGGTGCTACCTGAACTACTGGTGCATCGCCGGTCAAAATACTGCCACCTTTTTCTTCTTCTGCCATGTGATTGTTCCTATCGCTGGTTGTCGGTTAAGGCCAGTTGTATAAGGTACATCGCTACACTTCGTTCGCCTTCGCGAAATGCAGTTTCATAAGGGTCGCCCGCAACATGCGAGGACCGCATCATGTACATGGTGGTGATCCCGTCGAGGATGCGCTCACCATCAGGTGAGTCCATCAGTTTTCTCCAAACGATCTCGAAGTCTTTTGGATCGATCAAGCGGCCATCCCTTGGGCTACCGCGGCCATCTGTTCTGGGTCTACGCCATCAGCCGTTTCGGCAATGTCAGCCCCCTGCTGCGCCTGTTCGAGGCCAGCCTGTTGCATTGCCATCTGCTGCGCTTGCTCCTGCGCTTGCTGACGCTCGATCTTCATCTTCTCTATCTCGTCTTCGCCGCGCATCGCTTCGGCCGGTACACCCATTCGTTTAGCTAGAAGTCGGCCAACACTTTCAAAGTCGACCACGTCCATCACTTCCGGGGAGACCTGGGCCATCATTGCGAGTTGCTGGAACCATCGATCGACTGCGTACACCTCTTCCATGCGTTGCGCTCGAGCGAGCGGCGACACATATTCGATATCGAGGTTGGCATCGCTTTCCATCAACACCGCAGGTGGTTCGCGGAAACGCTCATAACGATGCATGATCATAAAGATGCGTTGCAGCATCGGGTTCAGAAACTCTGCTTGGAGGCGACCGATGACGGGACCGAGTATCTGCTGCATCAATTCCATTCGCGCCCTGACTTCGGTCGCAGTCATATTCGGACCTTCGTGCAACTGCAACTGGTCATTGAAGAATGCGCGACGAATGTTGGTGACCAGTTCGCTTGATTTGATTTGTGAAACTTGCCACTGCGCACCGCTAACGAATGGTCGTATGCCGTTCACGTCACGGACGTAAGTCAGGCCGCCGGGGTCCATCCTTAGATCGCCGATTATGCCGTTGTAGTTGGCAAGCGTTGGTGGGTCGATACTCTTTTCCCAGGCTCGCATTTCAAACTGCTTCGCCGCATTCAATGTACGAATGTCGGCACGGGCAATTAGTGCAGGGCTGAATCCATACACGTCGCCAGACAGTTTCGACCAGCGAGGCACTAGCCAGGGCAGTTCGTAATAGCCACCCTCGCTGACCAGGAGTTTGTCTTTGACGTTCACCCAACAACTGGCAAACGGTCGGTCCTTCTGTTCGGCCAGGTCGACTACCTCTGGAATATTGGGTCGCGGATAAACCGCGTGGATGAACTCGAATTGCTGATCCGGGTTCTTTTGGAGTGCTCGCTCGATGGACTCGCCAATCTCAGCACTATCACCCCACAACTGTTTTGCCTGGCGGGCAGTCAGTTTGACTTTGCGATACACCGTGTCGACGAAACCGTCGAAGTTTTCAGAGATCGCGATCTCACCCAGGTGGACTGTTCTGAAATTTAATGTGTCATCTAGCCGTTTAGTGTCACCGGCACGTTTGTGGGTACGCTCGACCAGCATGGCTGCCGTTCCGAAACAGCACAGGTCGAGATAGAGTTCGTTCACCTCGGCATTGAAGTTTGATTCCTCGAGTGCCTTGTACATTCTGTTAACACAGTCTTCCATCCACTCGACTGCTTCATCATCGTTGTTGAGTTCTTCTTCACGGAAGCGGATATGGAACCAGCGGCCGGACGGTGCGGTTAGTGCACCATGCAAACCACTCGCGAGCATTTGATTGGAACTGATAGCAGTCGAGTCGAACACGTCACGATCCCGCTTTGCACCAGGCTGGTACTCGGTCGTGAACTGAGTCTTGGTCGGTAGGACGTAGTGCGCAATCTCTTCCCACACGTTGTCCCAGGTCTCGCGCTTCGCCATCAATTCCTTACAGCGTTTGATGATCGCTTGTGCGGTGGGTTGGTCACCCTTCTTCGAGTCGTATGCGTATCCTTCCACGTTATGATCCCGTGAGTGAAGTCACATAAGAACTGGTCTTCGATCCACTCGTACTGGTGATTTTGTCGCCGCCGCCTCCAGCCAGGATGGTGCTGTAATAACCAGTTTGTGTTGATCGAATCCGAATCCATCGTTGGTAATCAGAAAAGGTCTTCACCCACGACGGTGCTCCGGGCCACATAGCATTGGGACCATCACTACCAGGCATACCCGTTGCTGCCTTTTGAAAAATCGAAGCCGCAGTGACTACCGCACTACGGATATCGGCAACATCACCATTGTCGCCGCCGCCATCGTAGTTATTGTTATTGTTGTTGTTATTATTGTTGTTATTGTTATCAACTGGCTCGTCCTTCTTGACACCCTTGGTCCCGAACGAGGCCAAGAGGTAACTCGAACCATCGGTCACACCAGCCCTGCGCAACATGCGCTCGGCAGCCGCTCGTCTGACCGCAGTGCTTTTGCCTTCATATGCCCCGGTGCCGAGGTTGGCTGCTTTGACGGCGTGAACGACCGATTTGGTTCTTAAATTCCTCTCGCCGCCAGAGGTCCGATTTCCACTTTCAATTTGACGAGCAGTCCAAGTGCCACCGTAGTGTTGGTTGTACGCTTCAGATTGTCCGTACAAACCCATCGTAACGGTTGCGGCACTGAGCACTGTTCCAGACAGCGCATTACCTGACGCACCGTACCTTGTGTTTTTCACCCCAGCCCTAATGGCTTTTTGCGCCCGTTTCGATTTGCTTTTCAGGCGATCCATTTCGCCTTCGTACTGAGACTCGCCGCCGCCTTCGTTGCCTTGCGCCATCGCAATCGGACCATCCACTTCAGTGTCGTGATAATAAAACTCGTCTTCTTCGAGTTCCCCGGTCATCGAGTCGAAGACCATACGAGTGTGGATCTTGTGGACAGTCATGGCTTACCCCAGTGCTCTTATGACCCGTGTGGGTCGCGTGTGTGTGTTGTGTGCGTATTCGTCCCAACCCATGCAGAAAGTACGCATCGCATCCGCCGCATGGCTCGACCAATCATGGACAGGACGAACCTTCCAGGTCTGGTGCTTCTCGTCGAACTCTTTTCGGTACGCCGCCAGGCAGTCGATGCCGTGACCGCACTTGTCGACATCGAAATGCATTTTGTTGAACGAGGCCCGGACGCAGTTGATGCCGTCATCGATTGGGGCTTTTCGTCCCACCTGGAGGAATAAGCCAAGATCGCGAGCCATCTCGACCCTGGACTTGCCAGTAGAAAACTCCCGGTGTCCGATGTCGTGTGGCGCGAAGTGCTCGGCATATGTGTAAGGCTTTTCCTTAATCATGTTGACGTAGAACGGCAACGCTTCACCGGAGTGCTGTTCGTAATCGATGACATGTAATTTGTTGTCAACGAATTGTACGAACCAGATTGCGGTGCTGTCGCCAATTCCGATATCCCAACCTGTATAAACCGGCTGCGCCTGAGTCCACGGGACCGTTGTAATACGCTTGTCCATATGCGCTTTGTCGAGTTGCTCTTTGAAATACGCACCGGGTAGTGGTGCGTCCCAACTGCAAAAGTATTCACTCTGGATTAATTCCTCGGGCATACCCTCGGCACGTTCACGTTCAATCGCTTCGGCATCCAACAGGCCGGTATCCTCGACACTGAGCCGCTGGACGAACCAGTCGGGGTTCTTTTCGGCCATCGTGAAGAGGCGAAACCCGTGGTTGCGACCTCGAGGCGTAAAGTTAAAAACCGCCCAGCCACCGTTAAGTGCCAGGATGGGACGTATCAGTTCCCATGCCTTTGGGTTTTGCAATGCGTACTCAGAGAACACGACCCCTACAGGGTTGGTGCCGACGATGCTATCGATGTTGTCGGTGCCGACCAGTTGAATGAGGCTGCCGTTCTTCAGAGTGATCCGCATCTCAGTGTTATTGAGGTTGCGGATGATCTGTTTCGGGATGTGCTCGAGGAAGCGTATCCCCTCGTTGCTCATTCCGGTCCAGATGACCTTCTTCGCCTGGTTGTAGGTGGGCAGCGTGTAGAAATATGCCCCTCTACGCTCCAGTGCTTTCTTTATCGTGAGGTTCCACAGCGATAAGTCCTTCCCCGCACGACGGTGCCATACCAGGCATGCCCTGCTGTAGTCGCCATCCATCGCCGCGAAGACAGGAATCTGGTACTCGCGTGGCGTAAAGCGGTATGGGATAGAGATGTCAGTCATATAAGCCGAGATTTCTGGTTATTTTTTAGCAAAACCGGTAAAA